ATCGTAAGCGAATCAATCCATTTTTTCCGAAGGGTGGTGTAAAAAAAAATAATGTATATTTGTCGTATGCCAAATTTGAACAATAGAAGGTATCGGAGGTTTGAAAATCCTGTAAAACCAAATACTTACAAAGATTCAGCCGATAAAAAATTTTATGGCTCTGCAATCTGGAAACGAATTAGGACTTTACAAAAAATACGGAAACCGATTTGCGAAGTTTGCGAAGCTAAAGGAATTATTACAGATTGTTCTGATGGAAACAATAATGGCATTGCGGATCACGCTATTAGATTATTACAAGGTGGACACCCGTATGATGAACAAAATCTATTTACACTTTGTAAAAAATGTCATAACACAAAAAGCAATATGGAAGGTAGAGGCTTTTCACCCGGTAGAATGGCAAGTATCGACGGATATTACCTCCCACAAAGCAAAGAGAATATTATTAAAGCTATTATAGCTAAAAAAGTAAATTAACATGAAAACACAAAAATTAAAAGAACTTCAGGGCACCTTAAAACCTAGTCGGGTTAAAAGAATTACTCCGCAACAAATAATTGCATTAAATCCATTTGATTTAACGGATGAAGAGCAAAATACTGTTGAATTGGTCAAAAGGCATTTAGAAAGTGCCGATGCTAGTTACAATGTTGATATAATTGCTATAAATATGCTAGCAAGGTTATTGACCGTTATCCAGCATGCAGCCAATAACATCTTAAAAAATGATGGCGTAGTTGTTTACCCTAATGGTACCCAACAAATATCTCCTGAATGGACGATGTTTAAACAGTCAGTTGAAATTTATAACGATATGTCCGATAGGTTTGGACTAGACCCGAAGGCAAGATTGAAGCTCGAATACTTTAACCGTGCTGACAAAAAGGAGGAAGACCCAATTATGAAGCTAATTAAAAACGCCTAATGTTTCAACTTGAAAATGAAAAGATAGGTGAATATGCAAGATTAGCCATACAAAGGCATTACGATGACCTAAAAAAGTCGGAAAGTAGTAATTACCCTTATTATTACGACCAAAAAGCAGCTGATACCTATATTTCTTTCATGAAGGTGTGTAGGTTGACTAAAGGTGAGTATGCTGCTATGAATGTTAATGTCATGCCATGGCAGGAGTTCTTTTGGGCTATGATTTTTGGATGGAAGCGTAAAATTGATAAAAAACGTAGATTTAGGAAGGTTTACTTAGAAATATCAAGAAAAAACGCTAAAACAGAAACTGCAGCCCTTACTGCTGTAGCTTGTTTTATACTTGACCAGGAAAAAGGAGCTGAAATTTATACGGCTGCAACCACTCGCGACCAGGCTCGTATATGCTGGGATGCTGCTAGGGTAATATTAGACTACTTAAAAAAAGATAGTAAGGCAGTAAATAAAATGGTGCAGGTTCGGGCTCACTCTATTTATAGCACTCAATCAAATTCAAAGATGGTGCCAGTGTCTTCCGATGCCAAAACTTTAGATGGATTAAACCCACACGTGGCAATTATTGACGAGATGCACGCGCATCCGGATAGTTCCATTTTAGAAATCATGGAATCTGGTATAGGTAGCCGAACACAGCCATTAATCTTAATTACCACAACAGCAGGATTTAATAAAGAAAGTCCATGCTACCAATTAAGAAAAGTTTGTTTAGATATAATTAAAGGTCATAAACACGATGACGCGGTTTTCCCCCTTATATTTTCTTTAGATGAGGATGATGACTGGCAGGATAGTAATAATTGGGTAAAATCTAATCCTTCCATGAATGTCACTATTGGTATGGGTTATTTACAAGACCAATACACAAAAGCCATAAATGAAGGTGCTGCAAAGCAAATAGGTTTTATGACTAAAAACCTTAACTACTGGACAAACACCCATGCTACCTGGATTAATGAAAATATGTGGAATGAGTGCCAAATGGATATTAAGGATGAATTTTTATTAAAACGTCCAGCATTCGGAGGTTTGGATTTGGCTCAAACGGTAGATATTAGTGCGTTTTGTTTGTTTTTTCCAGAATTTGACGGTAAACCTGCTTTTTTGTTGTGGAAATATTGGATACCAGAGGATAACGTAAAGGAAAGAAGCCTTAGAGATGGAGTTCCTTATATGGATTGGGCATTAAATGGAAGCATAAAGGTAACGAATGGTAATATAGTAGATAACGATGCCATAATCAATGATATTTACCTATTATACCAAAAATACAATATAAGAAGTCTTGCTTATGACCCATGGAGAGCTACTCACGTTGTAATTTCACTACAGGAAAGAGGAGTTAACGTTAAGCCATTTCCTCAAAGTTTTCCGGAAATGAATACTCCTATTTGCGAATTTGAAAAAATGATAACAGGCAAAAAGATATTTCACAACGGAGATCCAGTTGCAAAATGGATGCTATCAAATGTGGCGTTAATTATTAATTCTACAGGACTTGTAAAATTTGATAAAAGGAAATCTAATGAAAAAATAGATGGCATGGTTGCGGCTGCTATGGCTATTGGTGAGGCTATTGACCCAAAAAATAAAATTAATTTGGATTTTAATCTAATTATTGGATAAATTTTTTATTTGCTTAATAAGTTTATTATATTCATCTTTGTAGTATGGAGTTTATAAATAAAATAGTAAAGTTTATAAAAAGAAGTAGAATTTCCAATTTAGGGCCCGCTAAAGATTGGAAATTGTATCAAGAACTTTTTGGCACTAACCAAAGGCGCGTGTCTCATGAAACTTCATTATCTATTCCTGCTTACTTTAGGGCATTATCTATTTTATCGGAGCAAATAGCAAGTTTACCATTTTCCATTTATGAATTAAAATCAGATGGGAACGTGGTTGAGGCTATTAATCATCCAATGTATAGCTTAATCAAATATAGACCTTCAAAAAAATACGATACTTTTAGTTTTAGGGAAGCCATTGTTAGGCAAGCCGTAAACGGTTCAATGTCCACAAAATCAGGTAATGTTTTAATTATTCCTAATAGAAATCAGGCAGGTAATGTAATTGATTTGGTTTTGGTTGATGAACCGTGGGAAATGTATAAAATAAACGACGAATTTTACTATAAATTAGAATCCAATAATGAAATTTATAGCCAGTCCGAGGTACTTCACATAAAATCATTTAGCGATAACGGATATTGGGGCAAAAGTTTGATTGAGGCAGGAAAAACGACTTTTTCCAGAGCTTTACACGAAATTGATTACGGGAATGATGTTTACGCAAAAGGTACAAATCTTTCGGGTACTGTTGAAACCGATATGATTTTAAATGAGGATCAATTAAACGCAATCAAAAAAGGTTGGGCAGATAAATATTCAGGGCCCAACAATCAACAAGGCGTAGCATTCCTACAGGCTGGTTTTAAATTTAAACCCGTTTCTTCAAAATTAGATGCAGCCGATATTGACGCAAGAAAGTTAACTATTGAGGATATTTCTAATCTTACTGGCGTTCCGGGCTTTCTTTTATTAGGTCAAAATAATATTTCTGCAACAAACATTGAAATACTAAATAGAATATTTGTTCAATACACTTTAAGGGCTTGGACTAAAAGAATTGAAAATGAGTTTAACACAAAATTATTTCCACAAAAGGACTGGGGCAAATATTTTGTTAAGTTAGATTTAGATGAGTTGTATAGAGGTGATGTTATGGCTAGAGCAGAATTTTACACTAAACTTTATAATATCCGAGCGATTGCACCAAATGAAATAAGAAATCTTGAAGGATTTAATCCTTATGAAGGTGGTGATAAATTTGGCATGCCATTAGCATCTAATAGTAAAGAAGTCACTAATCAAAATAATTAGCGATGCCATATAAAACCTATCCTCAATCGGCAAGCAATGCAGCAAAGAAAGCTTTAAAGCATAAAGAAGATAATGGCAGTAAGTGTGGTACGTCTGTTGGTTGGAATAGAGCAAGGCAGTTAGCAAATAGAGCGGCATTAAGTGAAGATGAAGTAATAAGAACTTTTAGTTTTTTAAGTCGCGCAAAAGTTTATGACCAGGGCAAATATTTTGATGAGAATGAAAATGAAATTTGCGGCTCAATAATGTATGATGCCTGGGGCGGTTCAACGATGTTACCTTGGGCAGAAAAAACAGCTAATAAAATTATGGAAGACAGGTCAAATAATAATCAAATGGAAAGAAGATATTTTAATATCGAATTTAAAAGCGATATAGAAACTAGGGAAATAACTGGCATAGCTTCATCATTGAATAGAGCTTATGATATGGGTAGTTTTGATGAAGAAATAGACATGGATGCCTTTAATGATGCTGATTTTTCAGAGGCAGCCGCTTTATTTAATCATGATCAAAATATCGTGCTTGGTAGAGTTAAAAACAATACTTTAGTTATAAAAAGAGATGGAAACGCGTTGGTTTATAATATTTTTCCCCCGGAAACCCATGCAGCCGAAGATGTAATGAAGCTAATTAAAAGAGGTGACATTTATCAATCTTCTTTTGCTTTTTCATTAATGGAAAATGGTGACAGATGGGAAATGAAGGACGGGAGAATGAAAAGAACGATTACAAAGATTAATAAAGTTTACGATGTTAGCCCGGTAACTTACCCAGCTAATCCAAATACTACTGTAGCTTCAAGAAGCATGGAAAGACATATTCAGCAAAATGAAAAAGCGGAATGCAATTTCAATGAGTTTGTTGAATTTTTAAACAATTTAAAAAAATATTAACATGTTAAAATCCGATGAATTAAAGCAGTCGCGTTCCGCTAAAATAGAAGAAATGCGATCTTTAATTTCTGCCATTGAAACATTGGGGGCTAATGCTAACGATGAACAAAGGTCGAAATTAACAACTATTAGGAACGAGGTTACTAATATTGAAAGTGACATTGAAAATCACTTGATGTTAGAAGCCGAAGCCAAAAGAATGGCGGCTCCTGCTACTAGGGGTAACGAAAATAAAGTTAGCGATGAGCAAAGAGTGAAGAAAAATTACTCATTCCTTCGTGCCGCTAACTTAGTAGCCAACAACAAAAACTTAGACGGCTTAGAATTGGAAATGCACCAGGAAGCCGAAAGAGAATTTAAACAGGCTGGTATTTCTGCTTCGGGAAATCTTTACATTCCTAAAATGATTGTAAAGAACGAAAAAAGAGATATGACTGTTAGCTCCGCGGCTGGTGGTGGTAATACTGTACCGACTATTTTAGGTGATTTGATTCCATTTCTTGACCCTAGATTAGCGGTTATTCAGGCAGGTGCAACTTTGTTGACTGGCTTAACAGGTAACTTAGATTTTCCGCGTAATGATGCTGCGGCTACTGCGGTTTGGGAGACTGAAAATTCTGCCAACGATGAAACAAGTCCAACTTTTGACAAAATTAGTATGTCTCCAAATCGTTTGGGTGCATTTACTGATATTTCAAAACAGTTGCTTGTTCAATCGTCTATTGACGTTGAAAATTTCGTAAGAAATCGTTTGAGCGAAGCAATTAATAGAGCATTAGATTATGCTTTGATTAATGGCGATAATTCAACCCAGCCATTTTATGGTATTTTAAATACTCCTGGCATTGGTTCAGTTGCTATTGGTACCGATGGCGGTCCGTTAACTTACAAGCACATTATTGACCTTGAAACTGAATTAGCTACTGATAATGCTGATTTTGGTACTTTAGCATATCTTACTACTCCCGGAGTGAGAGGATTTTTAAAGAATACTGAAAAAGCTTCAGGTACTGCCCAGTTTGTTTGGTCAGATGGTGCGCCTCCTGTTGGCCAGCAAGGCATTAGAACTGATTTGTTAAATGGGTATCGTGCTTATGTTTCAACACAAGTTCCAAACAACCTTACTAAAGGTAATGGCACTGATTTGCATTCAGTAATTTTCGGAAACTTTGCCGAAATGCTTATTGGTCAGTGGGCTGGCTTAGATGTTGTGGTTGATCCTTATTCATCTAGCAAAAACGCGTTAGTTACTATTGTAGTTAACTCATGGTGGGATGCTGCGGTACGTCACGCTGCTTCATTTGCGGCTATTAAAGATGCAGATATTACTGGCATATAAAAATTAAAAAAATGAAGAATATTTTAATTGGTTTGTTTGTTTTTGCCGCGATTGGATTGACGGCTTTTGTAAACGACCGAAGCAAAACACTTGATGCAAATTATGATGACGCTTCAAGTACATTTTATAGCTATTCAGTAAGTGACACGATTACTAACACTGAAATAGACACTATTACTATTCCAGTGAGCTTGTTAAGCCCATGGAGCGGTTATTGGTCGATTGTAGCTACTAATTTGTCAGGCACTACTTATATTTTGCCTACTGTCTTACAAGCTGCAAGTTCTACCGATTATACTAGCGTTGCAACTTTAGACACTTTAAACGTAAATGGTTTAGTGCAATCTAATGAAGATGCTATAATTGGTGGTACAAAATATAGATTAGTGTTAACTGGTGTTGGTACTCAATCAACTAGGTACACGGCTTATTTTGTTGCTAAAAACGAATAAATGAAAGTGAGATTTATAAAGTCTCCTTCAGGTTCGCCTCATTCCCTTGGATATTTTCAGGGGGATGAGGCAGAACTAAATGAGATTACGGCAAAGGAATTGATTAGGCTAGAAATAGCCATTGAAGTAAATGATAAGCCAAAAGAAATAGAGGCTAAAACAATCATTGAAAATACAAGTAGCATCAAACCAAAAAAAGCTATTAAGAGATGAAACCTTGGAGAGTTACCGTTGACCAGACAAATGAATTATGGACTTTATCCGAAGTCAAAAATTATTTAAAAGTTGAGGATTCAGCGGACGACTCTTTAATAACTACTATTATTAAAGGTGCTAGGGAAGCGGTTGAGGCTAGACAAAATATTAGCACTTTAAATAAAACAATTGTACAAAGATTAGAAAGATTTCCATCTTCTTATAAGGTTGCTACTGATTACGAAAATGTAATTAAATTATTGGTTTACCCGGTAATTAGTGTTACTTCAATTACATACTTAGACGAAAATGGGAATAGCCAAACATTACCACAAAATTTATACGAAGTTGACACATACAGGGGAATAATAGGTGAAGCAGTTGATGAGGACTTTCCAGATACTTATCTTTCATTGAATGATGTTACGATAACTTATGTAGCAGGATTTGGAACAAGCGCAACAAGCTGCCCGACTGATATTAGAATAGCTATTTTAAAAATGATAGCTAATATTTACGAGAATAGGACTGATAGTGTTTATAAAATGCCTACGGCTTCGGATGTTATGTTAAACAGACACAAATATGACTGGGTATAATAAGAATGAAGTTATTGGTAAAATGAGGGATCGGATTATCCTTCAAAATGTTACACGAACAAAAACGTTAACAGGTTTTACAACCGAAGCATGGACAAACACAGCTACTATTTGGGCTTATGTGGATAGTAAACTATCTCGCTCAAATGAAACAGTAATTGAGGGTAAAAATACCGTTAAGAATGTTATTGAATTTACTATTAGGTATAATTCAAGTATTACCGAGGAATCAAGAGTTATTTTTAATAACAAAGTATATCAAGTAAAAAATTTAGCCGTAAGTCACGATAAGCGATTTATTGACTTTACTGGTTTTTATTTTGATAGCTACGCAACCGTTTAATTATGTTTATCAAACAAGCAAGGTTAGACAATCTTAGGAGACTTCAAGCACAAACCCAAAAAAAGGTTACAAAAAAGGGTAGTTTACTTGCTATTTACAATCTTGCGGAGGCTGTAGTTGAACTTGATGATTTAATGAAAAAAATTACTATTGACAAAAGAAAAGAAATTGCAAAAGCAGCGGAGCCAATAGCTTTAGCGGCTTATAGAAATATTATACCTAACTCAAAAAAAACACACAAATATTACGTAAAAGGCAAAGGATTGATTTATAAAATTATTCCTGGAAATTTAGAGCGTTCTATCAAAATTATTTCTAAAGTTAAAAATTTAGAAAGGGCTACATCGGCTATTGGGCCTTTATATCAACCACAGGCTAAAGGTTCTACATTAGGAAGTCAATTTAAAACAGACGGCTTTTATGCGCATATGATTTATGGGTCAGCCGTAGCATGGAGAAAAAAGATAGTAGCTAAAGCGCAAAGAACTAGTGAAATAGCTGTCATTCAAAAGATGTCGCAAGAAGCTTTAAAAGTAGCACAACAATATCCGCGTAAATTCTGGGAAATATGATAGGTAAACTAATATATGCAAGATTGTCAACGGCTTCAAATATTACTGCGATTATTAGTACTAATATCTATCCTGATATTACGCCTCAAAATGTTGACTATCCATTTATTGTTTATTCCATCATTGATTCTAGTCCAGTTGACTTTAAAGATGGACAAAGTAATTTAGAAGAAATTGATTTGCAAATTGATGTTTATACCCAAAATTACGATACTACACAAAACCTAGCTAATTTAATTAGAAATAGATTGGACAGATTTGTTGGTACACTTGAGGGTGTTGAGGTGCAAACTATAAAATATGTTAGGCAAAGTTCACAGGTATTTAATGCAGAACTTTCTGTCTATTGGGTGAGTATTGATTTTATGATAAAAATGAAAAGATGAAACTAAGGCTTTTAAAAGAATGGAATGGAAAACAACCGGGTAACACTGGTGTATTTCTTTCGGAATATGGAGAACAAATGATTAAGGATGGCATAGCAGAACTACTTGATAATGATTTTGTAGTGGAAGATATGCCTAAAAAAGAGGAAGTAAAACAAGATCCTGTTTACATTCCTATTCCTGTTCCTGCTGAATATTTCCAAAACGAAGAAGAAGAAAATATTACTAAACCAAAAAATAAATAAAAATGGCAACTACTGGAATAATTAACGGTACGTTGATGCGACTATACAAAGATAGTACTGCTATCGGTTACGCAACTTCGTGCCAAATGAACATTTCATCTGCTATGCGTGAAATTCTTACAAAAGATTCTGCGGCTGGAGGATGGAGAGAAGTAAAGAAAGGACAACTTTCTGGAACACTATCTACGGAGGCGTTATATGCGGGCCCGGGCGATGCTTCAACCAACTATTTGTTTGATGACTTATTTGCCGACCTTATAGCAGGTACAGCATTGACTATTAAGTTTACTACCGATGTTGTGGGCGATAATGTTTACACAATGAGTGCCATTTGTACATCATTAGACCTTAACGCTGGTGTGGAAGAAAATGTAAGCTATTCAGCTTCCTTTGAGGTGACAGGTGCAATCGTGAAAACTACTAAAGCATAATTTAAAAATTACCTAAAATGAAAACAATAAAAATAGCTAATGCGGACATTCCAATTAAATTTGGTATGTTCGTTTTAGGTACATTTTTAAGGGAAAGGAAACTAAAACTTAGTGACCTTTCCCTACTTGGCGAAGATCTTCTTTTAGCCCTTGAACTTGCTTTTGCAGGAGTTCAACAAGGGTACAAAGCTAAAGGAGAAAAATGTCCTTACGATTTACAATCTTTTTGCGATTTAGTTGATACAGACATGGGAGGCATAACTCGTATAATGGAAATGATTTCAAATGAGATTTCACCTCCTGAAGATGAAAGCGGAAAAAACGTAGTAGCGAAGGCGGAGAGCTTACCCTTGAATACATCGAACGCTTTTGTTTCGGAGTTTTAAGATTTCCTCCTTCGCAATACAATGAAATGAGTTTTAAAGAGGTTGTTATGGCTATGCAAGGTTATAATAATCATTTACAAAGTCAGCATGAAATAGAATGGGAACGAATAAGATGGCAGACAACTTGTCTTTTAAATGTTCATACCGAAAAAGGCAAAAGTTTAAAACCTACTGATTTAATTCAATTCGCCTGGGAGAATCCTATTAAAAAAGAAACTAAAAGAAGTTTGACAAATACTGACAAGTCAATATTTGACAAATGGGATAAAGAAGCATAAATGGCAATAGGTAAACTACTTTTAAAGCTGGGGATTGATACCACTAATCTTGATAAAGAGTTAGGTAAGGTAGAAAAGTCTATGACTAGGTTTGGACAAAATATGTCTAATCTTGGTTCAACTTTAACCCAGTCATTAACATTGCCTATTATAGGAGTTGGCGCGGCCGCTTTAAAATCTTTTGCAGATATGGAAAAACTGCAAAATGGTTTAATTGCTATTATGGGAAGTAGTGAAGGGGCTGCTATTGAATTAGAAAAACTACGAAAGGTTGCTGAAAACCCTGGTCTTGCTTTGCCTGAAGTGGTTAAGGCTTCGGCTTCATTACAAAGTGTAGGAATGAGTGCCGACGCTGCAAGGGAAACAATAACACAATTTGGTAATGCTGTAGCAAGGGCAGGAGGTGGAGCGGAACAATTCGATGGTGTAGTATTGGCTTTATCTCAAATAAGTGCAGTTGGAAAAGTTACGCAAGAAGATCTTAATCAAATAAAAGAAAGGCTTCCAGAGTTTGCGCGTGTAATGAAAGAAGAATTTGGCGTAGTGACTGCCGAAGGAATAAGGGAGCTAGGAATAAGTAGTGAAGAATTTATACAAAGGTCTGTAGGTGCTTTAAGTAATTTAGAAAGAGCAAATGGAGGCTTAGGAAATGCTTTTGATAATTTAAAAGATAATGTTACCAATAGTCTTGCAGAACTTGGGAAAGCTATTAATAATAGTTTAAATTTAGAGGCAGTTTTCACTGTTTTATCTGAAAAGATAAACTACTTAGTGGAAGGATTTAAAGGTCTTAATCCTGCCACTCAAGAATTTATCGTAAAAACTGCTTTGATTGTTGCTGCTATTGGGCCCGCAATTTTTATAGTGGGTAAATTAATTACCACTTTTGGGGCACTTGCTGGAACTATACGATTGATTAGAACTACTATTATTTTAATGAGTACTGCTATATCTACGGCTTTTGCTTCTATTCTTGCTAATCCTGTTATCCTTGCGGTTGTGGCTGCCATTGCTGCCGTCGGTGCCATTGCTTTATATGTTTACGATAATTGGAAAGCATTTACCGATAACTTTAAAAACATTTGGATAAATATCAAGAACTCCGTCATGCAGGGAGTAACTTTTGTATTAGGCAAATTAGATAGCTTACAAAAGGCATTAGGTTTAGATTTATTTGATTTATCTGGTATGACCAAATACCAAGAAGAACAAAGAATAGTTGCAGCGGAATTTAAAACAATAGGTGAAACAGTCGATAGTCTTAAAGGTAAATTTAAAAGTTTATTTGTAGCTACTTCAAAATCAGGAGGCAAAGGAGGTGCCGTTGTACCTGAAAATATAATAGAACCAACAAGTACAACGACAGTCGGAGGCGGTGGTGGTGGTGCAAGTCCAGTAACTGCAATTACGGCTCAATCTACAGGAATAACAAATATGTTACCTACTTTAGATTTATTGGCTATAAAATTAGATACAGCATCTGCAAGTAATCAAAGATTAAAAGAAACTAACGAAGAAGTAAAAAATTCTTTTGTATCTACTGAAGCTCAAATGATGAGTTTTGGAAACACAATGACAAGCGCGTTAATTGCGGCTACAGATGCATTTGCTAATTTAGCGGTGCAAGGTGAAACCGATATGAAAAAGCTAGGTAGCGCAGCTATGCAAGCCGCTAGAATGATTATTAGTGCATACATAAAAGAAGGTGTAGCAGGTATTATAAAAGGTATATTAGGTGGCCCGTTGGGTAAAACTTTAGGGCCCGGTGCTTTAGCCGTAGCAGGTGCGGCAGGTGCAGGTGCAGCCGTTTTATTCAATACAATGCTTAATAAAGTTGCTCCTCCAAAACTTGCGCAAGGTGGGTTGGCATACGGGCCAACAATGGCAACCGTAGGAGATAACCGAAATGCAAGGGTTGACCCGGAAGTTATAGCACCTTTATCAAAATTAAAGGGTATGTTAGATGGTGGCGGATCACCTTACATATTAACCACCAGAGTGGCTGGAAGTGATTTATTAGTAATCATGGAAAAAGCTAGAAATATTAATTCAAGAATAAGATAATGGCTGCAAGATATACATCTACATTTTATTCAGAAAAAGGGCGTAAATATTACTTAGTAATAGATGACAGTACCTTTTCAGGAATGACATACGATATAGATGTTACGGGAGCGCAAATAGAATGGCAGGCGGATGTCGAAAATGGATTAGAAAGATACG